ATTATTGACGAATTTACGTCTGTGGTTGATAGGCAAATTGCAAAAATAGGCGCGTCAGCATTTAGCAAATCGTTTAAGCGCGGAAATGGGCAGGCTATTTTGCTATCTTGCCATTATGATATTTTAGACTGGGTTGAACCTGATTGGGTTTTTGATACTCATACTGGCGAGCTTGCTAGGGGGGATCTTTGGCAAAGGCCAAAATTTGAGCTTGAGATTCTCAAGACAGACTCATCGTATTGGAGAATGTTTGAGCCGCATCATTATTTAAAATTACCGTTGATGGTAGCGGCAAATTATTATGTTGGTTTTGTAAATGGTGAGGCGGTTTGCCACATTGCTTGCTCACCTAGACTCGAAATTGGCGGAATGAGGGCGTGTAGAATGGTTGTCATGCCAGAATGGCAAGGAGCTGGCGTAGGAATGAAATTTTTAAACGAGGTATGTAGGCTTCAGTTTACTGAGGCAAATAAATATCACGATCGCACAAAAGCTGTTTACTTTCACACCTCGCACCCAGCGTTATGCGCGGCACTTAGGCGCGATAAAAGATGGCTACAAGTATCTCAAATGCAAGGCGGAGGTCATAAAGGCAAATCAGGGGCTTCAATTAAAAAATCTTTACGAGGAAAAAAAGGTTGCGCGACTGGGTATGGGGGGCATCTACGTGCGGTGCAGGGCTACAAAATGACAAGGGCAGCTGCAAATGTTTAAAAAAATAACTTTATTTTTTATAAAAAAATTTAAAAAAAGGCCAACAATGCACGATTTATACTTTGGCGTTAAAAAATGAAAATATTACTTGCCGGACAAAAACATTTTGGAGCGCAAGTTTTTAATGCGCTTTTAAAAATAAAAAACGTTGAAGTTTCCGCAATTGCTGCACCAGTTGGCGGAGAAAAAACAGACAGGCTTGCTGCAAAAGCAGATTTGCATTCTATTCGTTTAATACCGTCTGGAACGCTAAATGCTTCAACAATGCCGGAAAATATCGATTTAATTATTGCGGCACATTCTCATGATTTTATTGGCGAAAAAACGCGGTTAAAAGCAAAATATGGCGGTATTGGCTATCATCCGTCTTTGCTGCCTATTCATAGGGGGCGCGATGCAATTAGGTGGGCTTTAAAAATGCGTGAAAGAGTGACTGGAGGCACTGTTTATAAATTAAGCAATAAAATGGATGGCGGAGATATTATAGAACAGCGGCACGTTTTTATCCGTCCAGACGACACAGAAAAAACGTTATGGGAAAACTCGCTTCAGAGTTTAGGTGTTGAGCTAATTGTTAAGTCGGTTGAAAAATTTTTAAAATACGAATATGTTATAGGAACGCCACAAGATGAATCGTTAGCTACTTTTGAACCGGCTATCAATACCCAACCAGCTTTTAGACCAGACTTGGTTTTAATAGGCCACGGATATAAATTAAACGAATAATAATTATGGCTCTCACACCTAAACAAGAACGCTTTGCACAACTCGTTGCAGAAGGCAAAACACAGGCTGATGCTTATCGTGGGGCGTTTGATACAAAGCCAACAACTAAGCCTGAAACAATACAAGCTAATGCTTCACGGCTTATGGCTGACAGCAATATTTCAGCAAGGGTTGATGAACTACGCAAACCAATCATTGAAGCCGTTGGCATTACACTTGAATCGCATTTAAAAGACTTGATGACGTTGCGCAATCTTGCTGTAAAAAACAATCAAATTAACGCGGCTATTACGGCTGAAATTGCCAGAGGTAAAGCAGCAGGCGTATCAACAGATCGTGTTGAAGCAACTATAAAAACAGGTTACACATTTGTGGTTGAGCGAGCAGCGCGTGAAGATTAGGCTTAAGTTAACTAAACCACAAGAGGACTTCATTTTCAGTGAAGCAATCCATCCTGCTATGGTGGCGGGATATGGCGCGGGAAAGTCACAAGCCGCTGTCATTCGATTGGCTTTGCTTGCACTTAAATACGATGGTTTATCTTTTGGGTTTGTTGAGCCTACTTATGATCTTATCCGATTGATTGCTTTCCCGCGCTTTCAAGAAATACTTGATGAGTGGGGAGTTAAATATAATCTTAATAAAGCTGATGCAATTATCAAACTCGAAAACAATTCGCAGATTATTTTTAGATCAGCAGACAACCCAGAGCGTTTGGTTGGTTTTCAATTAGCGGATGCGGTAATCGATGAAGCCGATACGTTGCGTGTTGACCAAGCCAAACTGGTTTGGACTAAAATGCTTGGACGGATTAGAGAACGAAAACCAGACAACTCGCCTAACACGCTTGCAGCAGTATCAACTCCTGAAGGCTTTGCTTTCATGTACGAAATGTGGGGCAAAGAACCACGCGATGGCTACGAGTTAATTAAAGCACCTACTTCAAGCAATCCATATTTGCCCGATGGCTATATCAAGCAACTTAAAGCAACCTATTCAAGCGCACAATTATCTGCGTATCTTGATGGCGAATTTGTAAACCTTAACGCTGGGAGCGTCTACCATGAGTTTGACAGAAATCTTAATTCATCCATTGAAGTTATTAATTCAGACGATGTTTTGCATGTTGGGTTGGATTTTAACGTTTCCAATATGTCTGCTGTTATTCATGTATTGCGCGGTGACAGCGTTCATGTTGTTAATGAGCTCACTGGCGTGTTCGATACGCCAACAATGGCGCGGTTATTAAAAGAAAAGTATCCAACGCACAGAATTTTAATTTATCCAGATGCAAGCGGTAACGCTCGAAAATCAAACAACGCAAGCGAATCAGATCACAGCATTTTGCGCTCGTACGGGTTGCAAGTGTTGGTTAATTCACGCAACCCATTCATTAAAGATCGCGTGTTATCGGTTAACGCCATGATTCACAATTTAGGCGCAAGACGTTATTTTGTTAATGCGCAGTATTGCCCGATGCTTGTTGAATCACTTGAAAAACAATGCTATGCAAAAACGGGTGAGCCTGACAAAGCTGGTGGATTTGACCACGTTGTTGATGCAACAGGTTATTTTATTGCGTATAGATACCCGCTAGTGAATAATAGACCAACATTTGCAGCAATTACAGGAATTTAAAAATGGCAGTCGATACAAAACACAGCGAGTATCACGAATATTATGAGCAGTGGGAACGATGCGAACACGCAGCAGAAGGTCAAGACGAGATTCACAAAGAAGGTATTAAATACCTTCCACGCTTAAGCGGTCAAAATGACGCTGAATATTATGCTTACAAACAACGCGCGTTATATTACAACGCCACAGCAAGAACGATTGATGGCTTAACGGGAATGATATTTCTTAAACCCGAAGTCATCACAGCACCTGCAGCAATGGATAATATTATTGCAGACGTGACAATGGGTGGGTTATCGTTGCATCAATTTGCTGAAATTATTAGCGAAGAAATCATCACCATCGGACGTTGTGCCGTGCTTGTCGATTTTCCACCCATTGTTAATGCGGTAACGCTTGCACAAGCACAGGCACAAGGCGCAAGGCCTTACGCAACAATGTACAATGCCGAATCAATCATTAACTGGAAAACGGGGCGCATTAACAACGTTGAACAGTTAACGCTTGTTGTGCTTGAAGAAGAAAACGAGATTGCAGTTGATGAGTTTGAATCTAAATGCGAACCACAATGGCGCGTTCTTGATTTAGGTGATGGTGGCATTTATCGTCAACGTGTTTTCAGAAAAGACAAACGCGGTGAGTTTATTTTAGTGGATGAAATTTACCCACAAATTAACGGGCGACCACTTAACAAAATCCCGTTTGAGTTTTTTGGCGTGCGTGACAATTCACCCTGCGTAGATAAACCGCCATTGCTTGATCTTGTTGACGTGAATTTATCGCATTACAGAACCACAGCCGATTATGAACATGGCTTGCACTTTACTGGACTACCAACACCAGTAGTCACTGGATATTATTCAGACGATAAAAGCGCGTCACTTCGTATCGGTAGCGGAACGGCATGGTTATTGCCAGACCCGCAATCAAAAGCATTTTATCTTGAATTTACAGGTCAAGGTTTGGGTGAATTGCGCGAGGCATTGCGATCAAAAGAGGCAATGATGGCAACGCTTGGAGCGCGTATTTTAGCACCTGAAAAACGCGCAGCAGAATCAGCGCAAACTGCATCAATTCACCGCTCAAGTGAAAACAGTGTACTTGCTTCAATTTCACAATCAATCAGTATCGGATTAACGCACGTCATGGAGTATTTGCGCGATTGGTCAGGCGTGAATGGTGATGTTAAAATTGAGTTAAACCGTGATTTTATTCCAAACTCAATGACAGCTCAGGACTTGGATAGTTTGGTTAAGGCTTGGCAAAGCGGATCAATCTCGCATCAAACTTTATTCGACAATCTTGTCGCTGGTGACATTATCATGCAGGACGTATCGTTTGACGATGAGATGGAGCGCATTGCAGTTATGCCTGCAACTGGTGGGATGTTGTAATGGAAGAATCAGCTAACACGCAACTGCGCGATAAAACGATTGCACATGAAATTTATTTGCAGCGATATTATTCATCAACAAGTAAAAAGGTCATGGACTTGTTGCGTGTTGTTGAAAAAGATTTAGTAAAACAATTAAAAACGCTCGACCTTGATAATCAAATGACAATCCCGCAGATTGACGCGCGGTTAGAATCAGTGCGGGCGATTTTAAATGAAGGTTATGATTTAGCTGGTAAAGAGTTAATCAGTAACATGAAAGACGCAGCAGAGTATGAGCAAGAATGGCAAATTAAAGCCATTGATGATTCAACGCCTGTTGTGCTTGATATGGTAGCGGTTGCACCTGTGACGCTATTTGCTGCAGTTGAATCAAAACCGCTACAGGGTAAAATTATCAAAGAATGGATTGATAAACTTGACGCAGATAGCTACGCAAGAATTCAAGACGCGGTGCGCATAGGCTTGGTTGAAGGGCAATCTTACAGTGACGTGGTTAAACGTATCACCGGCACAAAAGCACTCCAATACACTGATGGTGTAATAGCATTAAACGCACGTCAAACGCAGGCATTAGTATCAACTGCAATGGCACACGCTACTAATACCGCGCGTGATGAGTTTTATCAAAACAATAATGATTTGTTTAGTGGGTTGCAGTGGGTAAGCACACTCGATGGTCGGACTACTTCAATATGCCAAGCGCGTGACGGTAAAGTCTATCCGCTTGATAGTGGCGTTAGACCTCCTGCGCATTTTAGATGCAGATCGGCAATGGTCAGCGTTTTAAAATCATGGCAAGCGTTAGGGATTAAAAACCCTGATGGTCGCACACGCGCATCGATGGATGGGCAAGTTGCGCAAACCGAAACTTATCAAACGTGGCTAAAGAAAAAACCAGAGGCGTTTCAAGATGAAGTGCTAGGCAAAGCACGAGCGCAATTATTTCGTGATGGAACGCCATTAGATAGGTTTGTTGATGCAAGCGGTCATACTTACACACTTGATGAATTAAAAAATAAAGAAAATTGAATTTTTATTGTTTATACTGTATAAATGCGACAAACACTCGCCATGTGTTTACTCTCGTGTCGTTGGTGTTACACCTTTCATCAGCGGCACACCCTAATTTGTAAGGAAATATTTATGTCATTTTTTGATAATATTGTTCATAAGGTTTCAGACGGTGCTAAAAAAGCAGTCGATGAAGCAACAGGTGCAGTTGATGATATTTCACACGGTGACATTATCGGTGCGGCAGAAC